ATATGCACATCGCAAATGATGTACATGACTCCCGGAAATACGGGAGTAGGCCGGTTCGATGTAGTGAACCGACCTCGATATAGATAAAGACTATATCGTCGCCAACTATTGAATAGTCGGCGCCGTGAATGATATCACGGCGGGTCTCGATTACATCGAGCCCGGCGTCCAAGACTCCTTGGACGGTGTATGGTCGTAGGACCACACCGCGTTCAATCTTTTGATTGGACGCAATTCGCCCAATAGGCGAATTTAACAGTGCAACGCGTGCACTGTAGTCTTGACTAATAGTCAAGACGACCTTTGTGAAAAGGTCTCCCATGAGGGCACCCCTCATGGTACGGAACCAATCGTATTGGTTCCGACCCCGGGAGAAGAATACTGCCCGGGGAGACGTAAATAACGTCTTGGCCAACAGGAAAAGTCCTGTTGGCTGCATCCGACCTCTAGTTTGTCGGATGAGTTCGGACCATATGGCCCGAACCGACCACCAGTTCATGTGGTCGGTAGCCTCCGATAAATCGGAGGACATCGCTTGGACTTCTTGTCCAGCGAAACCGTCCCAGGACGGCATCTCCGGTTGGAGATTTACATCTAGGAAGTTCCATAGATGTCGGTCCGAGCTTAGCCCGGACTTAGTCTGTGCGGATAGCACAGACGGGGTCAGGCAATGCGCGATGACCCCCATTATGCATTGGTATGCATAATGAGCCACGGTAATAGACCGTGACTTAGACTGCTCCGCTACTGCATGGTAGCGGACACACCCAACTCTCCATGGTTGGGTGAGAGCCTCATGGATAGCCCATGAGAGCAGGTCCGTAGCGGACCTCACCGTGCGAGGTTCACACGGTGTGATCTCCAGCGTTTGGAGATCGTACAAACCGGTAAGTACCCGGTTTGTGGCGAGGTAATGTAAATACCTCGTCTGGCCCCCAATAGGTTGGGGGTCACCCCGGTAGTACCGGGGTTCCAGAAGCACTGGCTTCTGGGGGGCCTGAAGACATGCTTTAGGCCCACATGAGACCTGAGCCTCATGGCCAGTAACGTTACTGGCACGGATACAGCTTTGCAGTATCCGTACATCGACGCTAACAGGCGTCGATGGGGCGGAAATTGTCGCCCTGAACTTGGCCAAGGAATCCTTGACCATCCGCTGGTCGGCAAGACCAGTGGCTCTGGACTGAGTCCAGAAGAGAAGGAGACGAAATCTCTCCTTCTTATTGGCACCTGTGCCAATACGTGCGTTAAAGAGACGCACGTACGGAAGAATAATTCTAGTTCTTCCGGACCGGGGAATAACTACCCCGGTAGGGCCAAGGCCCTTTGTTGCTGCGGCTTTGCGCATCAACTTCTTCCCTAACTTAAGGGAAGAAATGAACTG